GGGGTTGTACCTTTATACGAACAACCCCACAGTATCCAATACTGTTAATCCTCACGGATTAGTTTATGATATAGTAACATGTGCTACATCGTGTGCTAGAGCTTTTGCAAAGTAATTAATACCATTACAAAAGATTTCTACTTGGTCACCTAATGCTGCACCACTGATAAATACGATTTCATCAACTGCAGATTCTGCTGAACTACCTGCTGAAGCATCTGCTCCAACTGTTACACCAACGATAGTATCTTCGTCAGTATTGTTAGCAATAGTAACTGCGTTAGAAGCTACTGTTGATAAAACAAATTTACAATGCCAGCCAGCACCAGCTGTAGCTGCTAAAGGTAAAGTAATCTCATAGGCAGATGCCTGATTAACTCCGAATACTTTTCCTGAATCAGCTGCAGTTAGCGTTCTTGCTGCTGCAATTTGTTCGTATTTTAGTTTTAAGTCACTTGAACCACTATTCTGTTCTAAATATGCACTTCTCATTTTATTACACTCCTTCTAAGTTAATTAAGTAGTGTGATTCTGGAAGACATACTTCTAGTCCAGCTTCAGTAATAATCATGTCTTTTCTTAAGTCCTCATCTGCAGCTTGTACATTTGTTTGAACTTGAGTATCACGATTGATTCCATTACCTACTAATGGTCTATAGTATACTTTACTCATATCAGCCATACACATCATACCAGATGAATGTCCTCTGAATAGAGGTTCTTTCACTAGATATACTGAACCGTGAACTGTATTAATCTCCATTAACTGGTGACCATACTGTCCTGATAGTTCATCCATATTGATTTGGTATTGTGTACTAGCAGTTGATATATCAGAAAACGAGCCGTTACCCATTTTGTTAAAGAAGGAAATAACAGGAAGAGAAGCTAATGCTAATCTTTCGTTGCTTCCGCCTCTAGCAGGGTCAAACAATACTTCAAAGTCTGATAATAGTCTATCATATGTAAGCTCTGCAGCTTTTGCAGTTCTGAAGTATGCTTTACCTGAAGTATATGATAAATCAGATGTACCGCCTACTACTGTACTGTTTTTAATGATGTGACCTACTAGACCTTCTGAGTATTGTACTCCGCCTACTTTTGCTTTCTGATTGAAAAGAAATGCTCTTTCCATATCAATTTTGTGTTCTCTCATTTTTTGAGCTAACACTCTTTCAAACTCATTAGATACTCCACGTAGTTGTGTAGCATATGCTGTGTTTGAAATCTCAGCAGCTGTTTTGAAAATCTGGGTATACCCATAATTATCTTCCATACTGTCTGAGAAAACGTCTGGTGCTCCAGAACCTTCTGCGTAAGCTGTACCAATGATTTGAGCTCTCTTATTATCTAAAAGCTTATTTGCATTAGTAGCAGTAGATGATACAGAAATAACTTTACCTGTGAAAGTTGTATCTGAACTATTCTGAACTGGTGCATCTTCTACTCTAACTACTATGTTAGCGTAAGTTGCATCGTCTTCAGTTCCACCTAATGTTCTTACAGCAAAGACCATTCCTTTTACAAGGAAGTCTACTGCGGCACCCGCAGGGGTGTCTACAGTAAAGGATACGGTATCGCCAGAAGCTTGTGTTGCACTACTATCGTGATTACCTTTTAAAAGGAACTCTCTACTTGTATAATTAATCTTTGTTCTATCTTCAAGATAACGAAACAAAGAATCATCCGTAGGGAGTTTAGCAGTTTTGCTCAGATATACGAAGAAAGGACTTTCTTCAGGTGCTAGTTCAGCAATCCTATCAGAAAAGTTATATAATCTTCTTCTATCTGGAGCAACTCCATAATCAGCAGCAGTAGTGGTTTGTGTCAAGTTCGTTGACTTGATTTGTCCGCTTATTGCCATTGTATTCTCCTATTTTTTACTATTACGTTTTATTCCTCTGCTAATGCTACCAGAGTTAGCCGCATTCAGAATTTGGTCCCACATTCCATCTTGTTCAGACTTGGTAGGAATACTTCCTCCTTGTAATACACCTGCAGTTCTAGCTTGATTCGTTGTGTCTGGCTTTTTGATGACTGGTTCTTTGTATTCGCCCTTGTTCATCTTGTATAGTTTTACCAGGTTCTCCAAAGGAACTTGTTCTTTTGGCTGCTGTGTGAATTGCATAAATTCTTGCACTTCATCAGACTTCATACCAAAATCATTCTTCAAAGTGTTTACGGTTTGAGAAAGAAACTGTTTCTGTTCTTGCCCTCTCATAGCATTATTTACAGCACTGTTTATCCTAGCCTCTTCTTGGCTCACACGATGTTCGTATGATGAAGAACCAGGTTTGTTGTACGCTTCCCACGGATTGAACTCGTCTTCGTTTAACTGTTGTGCTTCAGTTGTTTTATTCTCACCATTGTTTCCGACAATATTATCTCTTAAAGTCTCTACAAGGTCAGGTCGTTGCTCTAGTAAATTAATTAAAGGTTTGTATTGGCTTAGATGCTTACTTTCAGATTCAGCTCTATCATACATAGACTGAAACTTTTTAGCTTCTTTTTCCCAATTCATATCTTCATTCATTTCTAAAGTACCCTCTTGTTGAGACTCAGCTTGAACCTTATCCATAGATTCTGAAGCTTGAGTATCGGTTGTTGATGTTTCATTACTCATATTAATCTCCTTTGATGTCTAGTCCTTGTCTTTAGAAGAACTACGCATTTGAGATTCAATTACTTTTATCTCTCCACGTAATTTCTCAAGTTCCAGCAACACCTTGTCGTTTAACTTGTTTTTACTAACACGCCTATCGGCAGTGGCGTTAGATTCTATATCTCTTAAACGAGTCTTAAATTTCTCAACTTCAGTTCGTTTTCTATCAGATATAGACTCTCTTGTAGCCGTTTGCAGGTCTCCCTGTAAATTCTTTATTTCTTCTCCCATTGCACCTATTTGTTGTTCCATAGCTGCACGCTCGTTCATACGAGACAAGATACCTTCTTTGTCAAAGATGTCTGGGTTTTTCTTTAACACTTCCACTTGGTCAACAATTCCCATTTGGTATGCTTCCATATAAACAGCAAGTTCAGCATATTTACTTGTTGGTAGTGTAGAACCAGACTCAATACCTACATCATGCTGTTCTAGGTTATGTTTATCTTTCTTTAAATCAAATACAACTCTTGTTTTATCTGTATAAATTTGAGCTAACATTTCTGTAATATCGTTATTAGGTTGAACTAAACGCATTAGCTTTGGAACATCATAATGTGTTTTAGCATAATTATACATTACTTTACCTAATCTCTTAATACTAAATTCTATATCTCTTAATTTTGATTTAGGTCTTTCGCTACCAAGAGCAATAATTCTTTCTGTCCCTCTTGCAGTATCTGGAGCTTTGTCTCCAACTCCTTGCATTATTTCTGGAATACCAAAAATAAAGTTTATATAAAATTCACACTGCTGTATCAACCTATAAAACTCTCCAGTTAGAGGTTGTGGAGCTGGATAATGAGGTTCTCCTTGAGAAGAGTCAACCTCTATTACTGCATTTGGATTAGCCCAATCTTTTTCTAACTGAGATAAATTTTCTACACTTCCTAAAGGAACCATAAGCTTTAAACCTGCAGAAGCTTGTGCGTGAGATAGTGCTAAGGACCATAACTTATTTAGCAAACGCTGCATTGGTCTCGCCCTGGAGACATCAGAACGAGGATAAGGAGTTTGTGTCCAAACATTTGCTATAGGTACTATTGGGTAAACGTCAGTGTTTAATATTGCCTCATATAGCACTACCTCACCAATAGTTGCTACAACCTTAATCCTATTTTGGTAGACTTGAGTTATGTCTATCAAGCCTTTCTCTATTAATTTTTTATTACTTTCTAAAAATATCTTAAAGTCAGATTCATCAACAATAAATTCTTTTCCATTTTGGTTGTCTAATAATCTATAATATGGAACTTTTACTTTATAGAACCTTTCTAATATCTGAAATCTTTTATAATTCTGTTCTGTATACCCTCTAACAACATCAGGTGTGTAGCTATTGGTAGAATTTTTATTGACATTGCTTGGATACTCGTCATCTTTAGAGTATGCAGATATTTGGTCAATTAACCTATCAATAGGCTCTCCAGTTTCTTCGTCAACTCCAGCACCAAGCTCTGGATATAAATTTAATACCTGGTCTTCAGTTAATATTGTTGACAGAATAATATTGTCAGCATCAGTAAAAAATCTATCTCTTGAAGAAGCTGGTACATAAACTCTAAACGGGTCAAGGTATGAGAACTTTATATCTCCTTTACCAAAATCGGAGTCATAATCAATATATGTATACAAAAAACCAAGTCCCAATACGCAATAATCATGTATTGCTTGTTTAACTTGAGCATCTCCTTCTGAGTTCTGCCAAGCAAACCCCATCACTTCTCTCCATACATAAGCTAGTGAAGTGTCAGAATCTTCTCTAGGAACCACTGTAAAGGTAGGTGGTCTAGCAGTAAGCATACTTTTTAACCTCTCTACCGCTGGAGATATTCTATCCATAGGAACATCTGCTTGGTTTCGTGAGGCTAATTCATTTGACTCATTCTGAGTAAAATGATTCCCTAAATAAAAATCTAAATCCTGTCTAGCGTCATTTTCCCAAGCCTGTCTATCATTCTTGTACCTGTCAAACAGTTCTTGATTCTTTAACGCTCTTTTGTCATATTCCATAAAGTTCCTTAAAAAGAGATATAATTATTCGTTGAAATTTACAAATTTTGCCATTCGGTAGGCAAGAACTATCAGTCAATAGACCCAGTTATCCAATTATATATCTTATTTTTTTTAATATTAACGTTCTTTTCTATATTTTCTGCAAAGTTTTTTGCTTCAATAGCCGTACTACTAGGTGCTTTAGCAAAGTAATCTGCATAATATAAAGCATCCATCAAGTCATCGTTCTTTGGTTTTGGATGTTCAAACAGTTCGTCTACTATTTCAGTCATATGTTTCTTGATGTAAAGTTTTTTAGAATTAACAATAGGTCCAAGAGATGTTTCTAGCCTATCTTCTTTCTTAATTCCATAGGGAGGTTTTACCCCTTTAAATATTCCAGGTAATAATCTTCTGTCTTTTACAGATATTCTTGTTGTCATATCTCTTACCATCTCTTGTGCTGCTACAGTTTCAATAGTAACCCTTCTTACTGGGTGGTAATCTCTGGCCATACCTACAATTTTATCGGCCATATCAAACGCTGGTATCTTTTCTCTAAAATAGTCTAATATATATCTATTTTTGTTAGCATCAATACCCATAACAAGAATAACTTGATAGTCAGATGTCTTTGTTGCTGTTGCAGCAAGGTCAACCCCTAGGTAAACATTTATAGGAATTGCTTCTTTATTGTCTATGAGATAAGCATAGTTACCTTTTACTTCAAATTTGTGGTTGTAATACTGGATTCTATCAACTTTAAAAGCGGCAGAAGACGAATCTCTAGCATCATTCATATATTCTTGAGCAAACTTATTAACAAGTCCAGCTTCAATAAATTCTTTTCTTTTATTATCTAACTTCTTTAAAGAGAATTGTTCTGGCCATAATGGCTTTCCATCTTCAATAGCTCTATGGAAAGTAACATCCCACGGGTAACTACGATTATCTTTTTTAGCATCTTTATGTCCGTCAATAATATTTTGCAAGAAAGAATCATAATGAACAATAGTTCCAGTCAACCAAATCCAACCTTCATTGCCTGGTGTCTCTTCTAGTGATGGGTATACAGTAGATACAATCCATTTCTTTAGCTCTGCTCTTCTCTCTGGGGTTTTAGTATTTAACTCTGATTCAAAATCATCAAGGATGATACCAGTATATCTAACTCCTACTTCTGCTCTACCACGAAGCCTTTGAGCAGAACCTTTAGCAATTATTCTGTCACCTTTAGGAGTAACAATATCTTTTTCTGTCCATCGTTTTCCTACGCTACCACCATCCATATTACCAAAGTAATAACGAATCATTTCGTTTTCTTCAAAGTGGTGTCGTATATATTTTAAATGGTCAACAGATTGTCCCTGCTCTTCAGATACCCAGGCCACAAAATTTTGCTTATCTGTTTCTGCAAATAAAAACTTATGCATAATAGCAGCTTTAGATAAGATACTCTTACCCATACCACGAGGAATAATATTACAAATACGAGCTCCAGGTTTGTGCTGTATTAATCTTTTAGATAAGTCATAGTGAAACTGTGGACTTTCACTCTTATGTAAAAAGTCTTGAGGTAAAAATACACGACCAAAAAATATTAAGTCTTTATATGCTTTAGCTAGTACCTCGTCACGTTCTGCCATCACAGAAGGTCCAGGTATAATATTAATCTTCTTTTTTTCCATCGTTAATTAGTTTCATATTACTCATCTCTAATATCTCTTCTTTGCTAAAACCAGTAAAAGCTTGTCCTAATAATAGCGATTCGCTTTTCTTTTCTGGATACATACTCTGTATCTTCATAAAGTTTTCTAATGCACGAAGCTTTACAGCATCAGATGTTTCCTCATTTTCTACAATGTTCTTTGCCTGTTCTAATGTCCATCGTTTATCAATTCCAATTTCAGTTAGCAGTTCTTCTATTTCTTTTTCCACTTCTTTCTTTATCCTTGTTTGTTTTAGGAGAACAGATGATTTTACTTTAGCTGTGTGCTCGTTGTTTGTTTCAAAACAATCTAAATATGCTTGCATAGGTTTTTCTCCATGAGCAATCAACTTAACAAACCGTATCTCTCTCCACGTTAATGGTTTCTCTTCTATGTTTGTTCTCTTCATAAAAGAGTGATAATTTTTTTTTGGTTTTCCTTCCATTTTTCCAGAGCCAAAAGAAGGTCCAAGTAGGGTAACAAAATAGTCATCATACGCTTTTATATTCGTATTTTTCATTTGTTTCTTTTTGAGTATTTGTGTGACTTGGCTATCATCAGTTAATACCCAATCGCTTTCTTCTGCTTCCCTCCAGTCTTTAACTAGTATTTCATCGGGAAACATATCACGAAATTCTTTCTCGTCTTTAAAAACATAACGAGGGACTCCTTTGATAACTCTTTTATGCATTAGCTTTCAACAATATTACCCCATACGGTACATTTCCCATTGACAATCTCAATGACTTCCACTTGGAAGTTGCCATTCGGAAACCAGGTAATAATGCTAAATGCATGGTTCCAGTTATGAAGACGGCCTCGCAACCACTTGTTTTTCTCTCTTGACATATCTTTAAGACATCCAATCCCCCACGCTCCAATCGTTCCTGCATCAAGTTTTGTTAGTGTATGTCTTTGTACGTCATGTGTGTGTCCGTACATAATATTGGCTCCATATGTCTCAAGATGTTTCTTGGCGTGATAAGTAGTTGCGTATGTGCCGTGAATAAAATTAATCTTTCCAATCTTTAGTGGGAGATTATATTCATAATACTTATACCCTCTTTCTTTGATTCTACACGCTTTAGGAAACGTGTAATCTGTCATATAGGGATATTTTTCTACAAAGTTATCCATCCATATCTCGTGGTTGCCTTGTAGCATATATCGCTGATTGACTTTATTCTTGTCTAATACAGCATCAATTCTGTCTAGCCCATCATTAACATCTGCAATGTCTTGGTCGCAATAAGGAAGTTGAAATTCTAAGGAAGGAAGTTTCTTCCCTTTATATT